TTGATTTGATCCCGATTGGCATCGCCATCGCTGGCGGCATCATGGCAATGAGACTGCCGAAGGCTGATACGATTGAGGCGCGCTTAGGTAATGCACTTGCATTGGTCTGCTTCATCGCACTGCCAGTCGCACAGATCGGCTGGATCAGCAGCGTCATTCGCGGCGTGCCAGCCCTCGGGTCGGTCATGGATAACGTCTGGACGATCTACAACTTCGCCAGCCTGTCGGCCATCATGCTATTCCAGCACGGGCGCAAGACATGACACAGAAGCTGCGCCGCACCCTCGAAGCAGTTTGGTATGCCGCAGGGCCAGCGCAGTTTCTGATGTATGCCGTCTGGACGGTGGTTGTGTCAGGCATGTTTTCGCTTGAGGGGTCTTGGCAGCTTCTGGCGACAGCGTGGAAGATGCTCGGCGCTTTGGTGTTCGCTGCGACGGTTTGGGGGACGCTAAAGCAGAAGCAGGCGCTGATCCTCGCCAGCACGATGGTCGCCTTGATTGTTGGCGCAATTTATACGTCTAAGGCCATGATGTTTACGGGTGATGCAGACATCCTAAGAGGTGCCACCCAGTCGCATTATATGGTAGTTATAGTGCTAGTGGCGTGGGGCTTTTATCTGGCGAACCTATGCTCTCGGCAGATGATGGAGTTTAAGAAAATGGGGATTGGTGATGAATGACCAATTAGTGACGATTGTTGTCGCACTAATCTCCGTTGTTGGCGGCGCGGGGTTTTGGGGCTGGATGCAGAACAAGTCTAAGCTGGCCCACGACGCCAGAGCGGCTGACAATGCCGACAAGAATGAATTTCGTGAGACGCTGAAGGTTCAGGTTGACCGCTTGGCTGACCAAGTGAACCAGCTCGTCGCAGAGAAAGAAAAGCTGCTCCGTGAGATGGCCGAGTTGCAGGCGACCGTTGCCGCGCAGGCCGTCACCATCCAGCACCTTGAAGAGAGGCTTCGCAACAAATGATTAACCAAGCAACCGTCGATCTGGTCAAAGAGTTCGAGGGCTTCCGCGCCAAGGCTTACAAATGCCCGGCTGGCGTCTGGACCATCGGCTACGGCACCACTTCTCGCGCTGGCGTCGGCCTCGAAGTGGTTGAGGGCGAAGAGATCACTGAGGCCGAGGCAGAATACTATCTCCACAAAGGCTTGGAGAAGTTCGCCGTCGAAATCACTGGCGCAATTACCAAGCCGATCAATGAGAACGAGTTTGGGGCTTTCGTCTCGCTCGCCTACAACATCGGGTCCGGCGCGTTCAAGCGCTCCTCTGCCCTGCGCTACTTCAACGCTGGCGACAAGGTGAAGGCGGCCAACGCGATCCTCCTGTGGAACAAGGCTGGCGGGACCGTGCTGAAGGGGCTGGTGCGCCGCCGCGAGGCAGAGCGCACGCTGTTCCTGACGCCTGTCTCCGTTGACGCTCCCGCCGCAGACATCAAGCCCGACCGCAAGAACGTGGCGCAGTCGTCCACTGTGCAGGCATCCGCCGTGCAGATCGTATCCGGCGCTGGTGCTGGCGTGTCTGCCCTCGGGATGCTCGACGGCACGGCTCAGATCGTGGCGCTGGTTGTGGCTGGCGTCGTTGTCGTGTCCGCTCTCTGGATTATGCGTGAGCGGATCAAGCACTGGAGCCAAGGAGTGCGCTAGAATGACCCTCTGGACCGCGATCTTGTTAATCTGTTCTCAATACGCCTGCATGGCGGTGGGAGGGCCAGCGGTCAGCACTGAGCAGCATTGCTGGCGAACAGTAGATAGCGGTGTGGATATGGTCATGGAGAAATATGGAGACGGCGTGAAGATTGTCGATGCTGTCTGCGTTCAATGGGGCAAGGATGCGTGATGTTTTTGCTGGGCCGCATAAAGCTATACGCCATTGGCGTAGCCTCTGGGCTACTGGCGCTGCTCGCTATCTACTGGCAAGCAAGACGCGACGGGGCCGCTGCCGCCAGAGCCGCAGCCAACGAGGCTAGGTGGGATGATCTGGCGAAGGCCAGAAAGACGGAGGAAGAAATCAATGCGCT